TTCGCCACGCGGTGCCGGCACCGAATCAACAGGCGTTCAACATCCTCCTGGGTGTGCTCGCCGGCGCGATCACCCAGGTGCTGAACTACTATTTCGGCTCGAGCAGCGGCAGTGCGGCGGCCCGGGATGTCATCGGGCGGATCGCCGAGGGCAGGAAGTGACCGCCGACCTAATGATCGGAGTGGTCTCGGGCGCTGTGGGATTAGCGACCGCTGCCGCGACGGGCGGTGCAATCTATGGATTGATGCGCGGCAAGCTCGATCGCCTGTGCGCTGACATGCGCTCAGTCAAAGAGTCGCTGGGGCTCGAGCTTTCCGGTGGCGAAATCAAGACCGCCTTCGTGCCTCGCCACGAGTGGGAGACGCGCGAGGCCGAGGTTGGCGATCGGATCTGCGACCTTGAGGTGACGACGACGGAACATGGGCAGCGCCTGGCCGCCGCAGAGGCTCGGATCGATGTCGGCTCATAGGGGCAGGAGAGATGGACATTCAACTCACGATCGACACCACGACCCTGGACAAGTTCGTCGGGTTGGCCCCGAAGAAGCTGGCCTATGCGTGTGCCAACGCGATCAACGCCACAGCCCTGCGGATCCAGAACGACATCCGCGCGCACACCGCGCGCAGCTTTACCCTGCGCCCGAAGACGCGGGAGTTCATGCTGCGCGAGGCGGCCATCCTCAAGCCACGCGCGAGCGTGAGGGATGGGCGGCCATTCGCCGAGATCTCGGTCGGTCAGAAGCCGGGATTGCTCCTGCCTCAGTTTGAGGCGGGAGGCCCACGCAAGCCCGTGGTGGGCAAGCACGCCGCGGCGCCCATCATCGGCGCTGCCCGTCCGACCTGGGAGAGCAGCGTCGCACCCGAGTTGACGTTCAAGCGCCTGGGGTTCATCGAGCGGCCGACAAAGCAGGATGTGGGGCGCTTCGTCACCGTACTCGACAGGCTCGGCAGAAAACGCAAGCGCCGCCGCAAGGCCGCGATCTGGGGTAAGGCGGACACCCGCTTCCGCCTGCACATCACGGCCGCGGGACAACGTCAGTGGAAGGGGCAGCGCCGCGCCTTCATCCTGACCTCCACGGTCAAGGCGCCGCTCGGTGGCGTGTACCAGCGCATCGGCCCCGGGCGCGACGACATCCGCATGATCTACAGTTTCGTGGCCGAGCAGCAACTGCGCGACGTGCTCGAGTTCCTGAAGATCGCCGAGACGGTCGGCCAGGGCTATTTCGCCGAGGAGATGGAGAACCAACTCAATGACGTCCTGGTGCACGACCTGCTGAAGGCGGTTGCATGAGCGCGGGGCTGTGCATTGACTGCGAGGCGCGGCCGGCGCGTCGTGACCGTCTACGCTGCGGAGCCTGCTCATCTAAGAGAGAGAACAGGAACGTCGACTTCGGCGCCCGTCGTGCTCAGATCGAAGCCCGGCATGGCTGTAGTTATGCCGAGTACCGCAGGCGATCCAGGGCTAGGTCGGGTTGCGTCACAAGAGGGCCGATGGCGGCCATCCGTGCGCGCGCCACGGCTCACAGGGAGGCCCTGGAGCGGCGGCGGCAGGAGAGGTTGGAGCAGCGATGTATCGCTAGGCTGACGCCGAAAAGGAGGCTCTATACCCAGGAGCGTAGAGAGTATGAACGCAATCGCAAGCACACCCCACAGGTGAAAGCCCGGAAGATCGTGACCGCAGCCGTGCGACACGGCAAACTCGCGAAGCCTGAGGTTTGCTCGAACTGTGGGCGGCCTGTGGAACGCAGACTGTTACACGCTCACCATCATGACTACAGACGCCCCTTAGACGTCGTGTGGCTGTGTAGCGGATGCCACCGAGGGCGATGCGGACCAGGGCACGAGCATACCCACACCCCCACCCACCCCCCCCCTCGAAAGGTACTTCCTGCCGAGTTGTGTGCGGGTGCCGGCGGCCGGTCGGTTTCGCTAGCACACAGGCATTTATTCACGTTGCCACATCGGGCGGGGGGCGCTGAGTGGGCTACGCCTCCCGAGCCGCGCTGAAGGCGGCCGCAATGCGGCTTTCCCCGGCTGCCGAACGGGTGGCAACTGACGTGGCAACCTGCCCCACGTTGCCATCTGAGGTTGCCAGTTGCCACGTTGCCAGGTCGGGGACCCGGGCGGCCCTCGTCGCCCTCGTCGCCTTGGCCTCGCTGGGAGGCTCGTTGCCCATGGCTCCGCTGGGCGGCGCGCCCCGCCCAGGCCCGCCGCCGCGGGGGAGGCGCCGGTGACAGTCACGGAGATGGCTCGCCGCATCCAGTTCTGGCCGCTCGATCGCCTGGTGCCCTACGCCCGCAACGCGCGCACCCACAGCCCGGCCCAGATCGCCAAGATCGCCAAGTCCATCCACGAGTTCGGCTTCACGAACCCGATCCTGGTGGACGGCGACTCGGGAATCATCGCTGGGCACGCCCGTCTCGCCGCCGCGCGCCAGCTCGGACTCGCCCAGGTCCCGGTCATCGAACTGACCCACCTGAGCGAGGACCAGAAACGCGCCTACATCCTGGCCGACAACCGCCTCGCCCTCGAGGCGGGCTGGGACGCCGAGATCCTCGCCGGCGAATTGGGCGAGCTCAAGGCCGTGGACTTCGACATCAACCTGACCGGTTTCGATGAGAAGGAACTGGTCATGTTCCTCTCGAGGACGGCCGGATCCGACTCGCCCGAGCAGTCCAAGGACCGCGCCACCGTGCGGATCCGCTGCCGTTCCGCCGACGCCGAGGCGATCGCCACCTACCTGAAGACCTCCCTGCGCAAGCGCGGGTTCCGCCGCTTCGAGGTCGAGTTCGGGGGATAGGCCATGCCTGCGAAGAAGCGCCAGGGGCTGAGCCAGCGCGCCTACGCCGAGCACCGCGGCGTGAGCCACACCGCCGTCCAGCAGGCTGTGCGCACTGAGCGGATCCCGACCTTCCCTGATGGCTCGATCGACCGGGCAGCCGCCGACCGCGCGTGGGCTGTGAACACCGACGAGAGTAAGCCGGACAACTCGGTGTCCGGGCGGACGGCCCGCCGCGGCGCGAAGTCCGCTGCGGAGACATCGTCCTCTCCCGAGGGGACCGGCGAACCTCACCAGGCCGGCGGCTGGCAGAAAAACCGCACCGCGCGCGAGGGCTACGCCGCGCTGCTGATGAAGCTCCGATACGAGACGCAGACCGGCGAGAATGTGAAATTGGAGGACGTCCGCCAGGCCAACTTCGCCATGGCGAAGAAACTCCAGGGCGCCGCACTCGCGATGCCCGAGCAGCTCGCCAGCGAGGGCGTGATGAAGAGTCGGGATGAGCTCTACGCGATCCTTGACGACTGGGCGATCAAGTTCTGCGAGGAGATGCAGGCCCCGGTCGAGCGGCAGCCATGATCTTCGTCGGAGCACTCGAGCGCCGTCGCGCCCCCTGGGGCTGGGACTTCTCTGCCCGGATGATCTCCGACGAGCACGAAGCCGAACTGCGGAGTGTGGCCTACCTGCTCAACCTCCCCGGCCACTGGCTGATCGCGGGCCCGGTGCCGTGCTATCGGATCTCGAAGCGCTGCCGGGAGAAGGCGCTCGGCTACGGCCCGCGGATCGCCGTCGAGGCTGACGCCCAGGCGATGACGGAGGCGGCCGCGCGCTACCGAGCGGCCCGAGGACCTCTGCCCAGGCCGCGCAATTCCCGATCCCGAATCATGCGGGTCTCCCGTGGCTGACGGCTTTCAGGTCGCGGCCGAGGCGTTCGCGCGCGGCTTCGCGCTGCCGCCCAAACTGACCGTCTCCGAGTGCGCGGACCGACACCGCTACCTCCCGCCGACCGCCTCGTCGAAGGGCGGGCGCTGGCGGACCAACAAGACGCCATACCTGCGCTCGATCATGGATGTGCTCTCCCCGGAGGACCCGACCCAGGAGATCTACGTGATGAAGGGCGCCCAGCTCGGTGGCACCGAGGTCATCGTCAACTGGGCCCTCTACGCGATGCTCTACGTCGGCGGCCAGTTCCTGGTCTATCAACCGTCGCTTGAGATGGCGCGCGGGTTCAACCAGGATCGCATCGAGCCGATGATCGCTATGACGCCCGAGATCGACGCGATCGTGGCGAAGGTACGGTCGCGCAGCAGCTCCTACCGGGCGCTCTACAAGAGTTTCCTGGGCGGCGCGCTGCGGCTCGCGGGCGCGAACTCGCCGAAATCATTCCGCCAGATATCAGCCGACAAGATCGCCGCCGACGATCTGGACGGCTGGCCGGGCGACGTCGGGGGAGAGGGCGACCCGATCAGTCTGCTGCGCATGCGCGCCGCGACGTTTGGCAAACGCTACAAGTTGCTCGGGATCTCGACCCCGACGAACAAGGGCGAGAGCCGGATCGAGAAGGCTTACCTCGCGAGCGACCAGCGCCGCTACCTGGTGCCCTGTCCGCAGTGCGGGAACATGGACTGGATCCGATTCGACAATCTGAAGTGGACGCCCGGCGATCCCGCGAGCGTCTACCTCGTGTGCGCGAAGAACGGCTGCGTGATCGAGGAGGGTTCGAAGACCCGCATGCTCG